TCAGCAGCACTGATAAGTTCATCAGTCTGCTCTGCGTTGCACCCTAATACACGTGTGCAATAATCAATGTCCTTGTTCAACTGAGAGAGCATGACTGTAATAATATAGAATAAGTGGTGGTTTCCTATCGCCTCCATGTCTGAAACCACCAAAGGGACATGCAGCAGTTAGAGGGATTGTGTGTGTGAATTACCCCAACGGTAATGTCCATCTTTACAGGCAGAGTACACAAGATGCGAAGATCATTTCCTGTGCCTGACGTATGGTAGTCGGGAACCTCTCAACATTTATATAATAGCATAAAAAAGCACCCTGTGTGGATGCTTGTGACAGTTTGTAATGTGGTACACTCATCGCAGCAAAGGAAAGTTTTGATGGTTAGACTTGAGTTCACTGATAAAATACCGTAGAGTATATCTTGTTTGATTATCATATGATGTGGCAGTATGCCATTCATCACCAGAATAGAAGAGTAAACGATTGTACTGATTCTGTACTCTCATCGTCTCTTCAAACTTATCATAGTGATCCTGACATATCTTTTCAATACCATCTACATGTTCACCAGCATGATACTTTGCTATAGGATCTAACAATTCCTTTTGTTTTATCCTATAACTTTTATCTTTCAGTTTATAAAATGATGTTCCTGTATCCCTTGGTGCATCATGATTCAAATATATTAAACCAGCAGCCATTGCCATTTCAGAATCTACATGAATAATACCTTTATTAAGTATACCTTCATCATTAGATTGAATTCTTTGAAACTCCATGTCAACCATATAATTGACAGGATAATTAAGATCCCAATAATATCCAAGGATCTTTTGAAGTATAGTATCAAATAGTTTTTGATCTATCTCATGTATTTTAAGTTTAGATGCTACACCAGGATGATTTGTATGACCTGGATCATTATATTCTGCATTCTTTGCTAAGTTACAAACATAATCAGGATCATCAAGGAAGTCATCAACTACGAGAGTTGGAAATAAATTCATTAACTAGTTTTGCCAGTTGGTTTATTCTCCCATGTGATATCACCCCATGTATCAACAATATATGCATGGATGTAATGGTCAGCATCAGGACATTGTGATTCTAATGGAAACCATGCAGCAGCGAAAGTACCTGCTGCTGCTTCTTCATCAAATGAAATAGTATTAAATATGCCACCCTGTTTCATGATGTCTAACACATAGTCATCAACAAGAGGTGTATAATATGTGGTGACTGTTGCCTTCTTAGTTGCATCTAAACTATTATATTTGTCTAGATTAAAATGTAACAAGTACTTCTGATATCTCTGTGCATAACATGCAACGAGATCAAATACTGATAAGTCTTTACCTTGTATGATCATGACTAACTCCCTAGATTATCAAGTTCACTTTGAGCATTTACAAGCAAGTTATCTAAAAATACTTTCTTCTGTTCTGTAGTGTACACATTATCTGGATTTGCTGTTTTAGCCTTAACATTATTATACTCATTAATAAAGGTATCAAAATATGATCTTTCAGTCCATGACTTAGTAAGCAAGTAATGTGCCATTCTATCTCTATATCTCTTAAGATAATGTGATGCTAATGGTAAGAACTGATCATCTGTTGCTAGATAATCTTTACCTGCGTTCTCAGTCTTGTATATTTTATTATAGAAATCAGGTGAGATAGGAAACTTAGTACCCTCAACATTAGTGGAGAACTCTGTTGTTGAAGGTATATCTCTCAGTTTCTGTCTATACAATGTATACAGTGCTTTAGTATCAGCATCAAGTGGAGAATCTGGACCTAATGACCAGTCAGTCTCTGTTAATAGAAAATCTCTTGCAAGTCTTATTGATAATGGAGAAATAGCTCTTGCTTTAGCATACATAGCACCCAGTTCATTCTGGAACTCTGTATTCTCAATGGCATCAATAGCATACCATCCTTCAACTAACTTGTCTTTGAATGTGTCAGCAACAGAACTGGCCACCTGTTCCATCTCATAGTCTTTCCATTCGTTAGTATTAGTATTAAAGTTCATGACATACTTTCTGCGTTTAGCAGTGTACATACCATTACTATAATAATAAAATGCAATTAATTTATCCTTATCAGTATCCCATGTAGGATACATCAAAGGAACTAACGTGTCAGTCCAATATGTTTCTGGTATTGGTTTAGGTATACCATTATATGATAATTCCTGTCCAATTACATTTAATTCAACTTGTAATACTGGTTCGCTTGCCATTGTGCTATTGTATCTCCGTTAGTATTTAGAATGCTTTAATTAAGTACTTACACGTAACATATTCTGTAAACAAAGGTACTTCATAATCTGGATTAATCTGTGCTTGTGGTTCAATCTTAGTTGTTGACTTCAATGTCATTGTAGCATCACTACAACCAAGACCAGAACTATATGTGATACCTGGTCCTGTTTCACCTTGTACATTATATTCTAAGAAATCAACTGTATTTCTCTTAATAGCACCAGCTGAAGGAACAAGTACCAATGTTGTTGTCTTCTCTCTAAAGTAATAAAACTCACATATACCATAATGGTCATACTCACCACCACTAGAGTGATCTTGTCCACCCTGTTCAGATCTTTCTTGATACAATCTAATCTTTGTAGCTGGTGCTTTAGCAGCTGATGGTAATGCAACCGTATAAGTATACCATTTAGTATCACCTGATGTACCATCGTGTGCAACACCTGTACCACATTGAGGAACAATCATACCTGTAAGAGGATCAGTTCTAGATGCTGATGGATTAATAATAGTATCAATATAAACCCAAGTAGTAGAACCTGCTAATTGATACTCAACTTTTAATCCTTCTTCAGGTACATCACCACCATTAACACCATTACCTCTTGCTGCTTTAATACCAAAATAATTAACAGCACTAGTATCTTGTGATTTTAATACTGCCCATCTATCTCTATTAGTAGATCTACCTGCACCACCAAACTTCAAGAAGTGTGTATAAGGAGAAGCACTACCACCTAATGTTACACCAGATACTGAAACACCTGCAAATGTACTATTAATATATGATCCAGCACCTGCACCATGTAATAAGTATACGTATGGTTGCTCTGTGTATCCTGTATTAGTACCAGAAGTAGTATCAAGAGAAACTCCTGTAACTGCTCCTCCTGCTACTGTTATGGTTCCTTCAGCATGACCAGTTCCTGATTGATTATATCCAGTAGATGAAGGTGTACCATTATTAGATTTACCACCACCTAAGAATAATACTGTTGGTACTTGTGTTGATGGTAATTTGAAATTACCACCTGTACCTGTACCACTACCATCACTATTAATACTAATATCAAATATGGTTGCTGTTTGCGATCCAGACTCAACTACATCACCTGTAGTCTCTCCAGTTGTACCTCCATCATATCCAATAATAGTTCCAACTCCAACCTTCACATATCCATCACCAGCAGCATTAGTTGAACCAGTATTATTTCCACCTGGACTTACACCAGCACCACCAGCACCCACAACAACATTAATTGTTGCTGGAGATCCTAAATCAGACCAAGCAACATTACTATACCACTGTGATCCTGATCCACCGCCACCTCCAGCTGCTGTCCATTTATTAGCATTATAATTTACTACAAGTCTTGCAGAACCATCTTGTTCATCATGTGCTGCTAGTGTACCAGACGAGAAGTAATTAGTCTTATATTCAGAAATACCTTGTTGTCCACCAACACCACCTTGGTGACCACCCCAACCACCAGGAGTTCCACCTGGTCCTCCAGGAGCACCACCTCCACCATAACCAGAACCACCGCCAACAGTTCCACCAGAAGAGACACCACCGCCTCCTCCTCCACCGCCACCACCGACACAACCATACGCACCACCTTGGCCGCCACCACCAACACCTATAGTTCCAGATGAAGATTGTTGAAGACCAGTATATGTTCCTGCACCACCAGGATATGCACCACCTGATTGTCCTGGACTTTGAGCATCATTACTTTGAGGATCTTCTCCTCCGTCAGCACCAGCACCACCGCCTCCACCAGCACCAGCGACAGTTTGTGTTCCTCTTTTTAATACAGTACAAGCTCCACCACCGCCACCATGTCTACCAACATAATTAGAGTTTGCATTAGTAGCACCTTCTCCTCCATATCCACCATCACCACTCATGGAATTATTTCCTTGAGTTCTACCATTAGCACCATAACCCACAACAACATTCCATCCTGGACTAGGTACTCCTTTAAAATCAGCATATTCACTAGCAGCAAGTTGTAATGTAACTAATGCACCATATCCACCCATGTTATTGTTTGCACTACCACCACCTGATACAACTGCATTCTTAACTTTTGTCTCTATAATCCAACTACCTGTAGTTAGTGTAAGAGAAATATCTTCATTACCTTGACCAGCAAGAGATCCACCATAGGTTATCTCTCTATCAATTGCAACAGTATAAGGTGATGTTGCTTGCATTACCTTTATCCAACCATAATTGTCAGACTCTATCCTAATATTATATGTGTCAGCAGTAAGATATTTTACAGTAGTATGTGTCTGCCATGAACCAGACCAAGGATCGTCAACATTATTAGCAGGTAATGTTTTGTAGATACCTTTGGTATTCATAAGGGTTGTCCAACCACTACCAGGATTAGTATTACTAGTTTGTACCCAACTACCTTTTTCAGCAAGTGAGTCAGTAATTAGTGTTCCACTAGAATTTTTTAACTCCCATGCTAATCCAGCTGGATTATTATACCAAGTGTTAGCTGTTCCTCTATTCCATGCATTTCCACCTCTTCCACCTTTAAGGTAAAAAGTACAAGATGTTATACCACCTTGTACCGATGTTACATCAAATGATCCATCAGAAGTAAGAGTTGTATCATATGTACCACTCAACCCACCTAATAATACTCTATCACCAGCAGATCCTGCTCCATAAGAGACATATCCTTGGGCTGGTCCAGCAGCACCACCTCCACCTGGATTTGATGGATTAGTTTCTTCTGAATATTCATCATTTGCTCCCTGTTGTCCAGCAATTCCTGATATACTTCCTGTTGGATCTAAACTACCAGTTTCAGATGCAGTTCCTCCAAGACCACCACCACCACCAGTATTACCAGAAGAAGGATTTCCTCCTTTACCTCCACCAGCAATAGCAACTAATGCACTTCCTGCTGTTACACTACTATCTTCACCATCGTTACCTGCCCAAGTTCCAGCAGCACCAGATCCACCACCACCAGCTATAGTAAAAATTAACCGATCAGGAGATCCAGTAATAGTAGAAGTATTAATACTATAATTACCAGGAGTTGACCATTCCCATTCTTGACTATAATCATATTGTGGTAGACCACCAAGTGTTGTTTCTCTTCCACCAATATCAGATGCACTACCAAACTTTAATAATGTTGGGTTTGGTATTACTGTTTGAAATTCATATGATCCTGAAGCACTATCACCTGAAGCAAGATAATACTGATCATCATATGGTATTTCTGTACTATACCCTGGTTGTGGTGCATATTCTGCACCAGTTGCATTTGCACCATCAGGTACATCCTTAATTGCACCAACCATTCCATCACCACCCTTATAATCCATAAAATCATAAGTAGCAACAGTATTATTAACCAATGGTAGTCTCAATAAAGCGTGAGAATGTTCTAATACAACACCTGTAGATGGATACCATCTAGAAAGTCTACCAGTACTGCTACGATAACCTTGAAGATATCTATCACCAGAAGACTGAGATGGCCATGTATTATCGCCAGGAACACTATGGTATACTACATGACTGTGTTGGAAAATAGATGGTAACTTCTTTTCCTCCATCGTTACCTTAACTGTCTGAGAACCAATAATTGTACAACCAACTGTTTCAACTACCTTATCATATCCTGTGGTTGTTATCCTACCTAATGAAAAAAGTGGATCCTGTTGATCTTTATCTAAATACCATGCTCCACCAGTTGCACCAACTGCCATTGATAGATTACCAATGGTAGGTGAATTCTGTCCAAATACAGGACCATTACCAACAATTTTTCTAGTAACAGTATCAGGAACTTTAAATGTACCTAGATTTGCTTCTCCATAATAATCAAATACATTAGAAGTAGTAATACTTTGAATCATTCCAGTACTACTTAACCTAACAGAAAATGTAGCACTAGTTCCATCTGCTACTGTGACAGTTGGTGTAGAGGTATACCCCGAACCTGGATTTACAACATCTACTGTTAGAATACCACCATTGGCATCAACTGTCTTAACAATAGCAGTTGCTTGTACTCCACCAGCAGGGGGAGCTGATATAGTTACAGCAGAAGTTATTGAATATCCAGATCCAGGAGCAGTTACATCAATACCAGTACTAGCTCTTCCTCCATAATGAACACCAAGTACCTCATATAATGTTGGATAATCTTTGATATTATATTCTGTTCCATCACAATAAAGATAACCATCATGTGTATAAGCAGGATCATCATCATTCTGATATGCATTACCAGCGAAATCTTCTAACTTATGAAGATTAGTTGCTTTGTTAATAAACGAATGATCATAAGTATTAGCACCAGACTTTAAATTTGATACAATAGTACCAACTGGTGTAGTATCCTGATAACAATCAGTATAATATCCCTTTCTAGGATTTCTATAACTTTGTACCATGATTATATCTTAATTAAATACTCCATTACGATGAAAGGTTGAGATGCAGAATCAATTGATATAGAACTATCAACACCAATATCAAATGTTGTTTCTAAATTCTCAGGGTCAATTGATATGGCATTAGTCTTCACCTTATATGTATGGTCCCCTTTTTCCAACCTAACTCTATGACTGTGAGCAGTTGGTATAGTTCCTGCTTCTATTGGAATATCATTAGTATCAGTGGCCTCATTTTCCACATCAACAACACCTTCTGATTCAATAGCAGACTCATTTGATTGAAGAGGGACAACATCAGCTAATGCATTACCCTGCCAATCTATTGGCATTCCAACAGCACCTGGGGTATATGTTACTGGTACTGTTAAAGTAGAAAAAACAGAAGTATTCATAACACCAGTATCGGTACAAAAAAGAACCCCCCAAAACTTACTTCTAACTTTTGTAGTATTAGAATCATCAGGTGAACCAGATAAAGTAGTTCTATCAACAGTAAATGTTGCATTATTAAGGCATCCAAATTCAAATCCTTTACCAGTTCCAGGTTTATATATTATAGTCCCTTTCGTTGCATCAGTATGTCCGACACAACCACCCCAATAAATTGTTTGTGCTCCTGCTCCACTTTCCCAAAGTGGTTCTCCAGTTTGATCAGTACCCATATTCGGGTTCCACGGGTCTAACAATAAACATGGTTTCTGAGCACTACCAGGGGGATAACTATTACTACCAGAATATCTTGTTGCATTCATCCAATCTTGAAGGGGAATAGTTGAAGCATTTGCAAGTCCAGTCCGTCCTCTTGCTTGTGGATGATCATTATCTGTTTCTGAAATGTCTGGTTGAACTCTTAATCTAGATCTTGTAGTTGAACTAAAATGAAGGTGTGGATGTATTGAATTTTCTTCTGGTCCTTCTACTTCTGTATAATGACTAGCACCTGCATAATTCCATCCAGGTTTTCCTCTAACCTCAACTTCTTGAGCTGGAACATTAATACTTCCACTATAAGAAATTCTAACATTAGTATCACCAATAGCTGCAGCTGCATCTATACCAATACCAGATCTACTTTTCTCAGTATTTGTAGTAGTATCAACCTTTCTTATATTATTATAAAGACCAGCATTAGCACCTGTTGTAGGTTCAGGATACTTAGAACCTAAATCAGGAACCATAAACTGAGCATCAGTTAAAGTGTCAAAATCAGTACCATCTAGATTTTTTCTAATAAATTTACAACTAGATCCTGCACCACATATCTCAGCGAGTCTTGGATAATCCTTTACAAAATATTTTGCTCCATCACACTTCAAATAACCTGCTGGTAATGATTTTTTATTATTTGATATATCTGGTGTACCTTCATAAGGTACTGGCCAAGCAATAACCTGTCCTGTTAAGTGACCATATTTTGCTCTTTCTTTATTGTAGAATACTGCCATTAGTATGCCTTGATAATGAATGTCATTGTTAACGAAGGTTGAGAAGTATCTATTGCTATATTTAACGCATTTTCAATACTCTGTGCTGCTAATGCACTACCATCAGCATCAGATGCTGTATGTGATGGTGGTCCCACCATAGTTCCAATAGTCTGTGCTATTTCAAAACTACTATGATTATGAGACCGAAATGCTTGTTCTAATGGATCCTTTCCTGTTGAACCAGTATTTAATGAAGTTGGATACGTACCATCTCTAAATTTTAATCCCGTTACAGCAGTTCCCCATCCAGCTGGAACAGTCATATTACCAACATTTTGACTTAGCATTATCTTATAATTACCAGATGCTGCTTGATTATTAGCATCTGGAACCCATTCTATTGACTGAACATATGTTCCTTCTTTTATCCACTTATACTTATCACCATTAACTGCTGTTGTAACATACATTAATGGACGAATTTCATCCCATTGCTTCCATGTATTAGTACCAGTACCATA